AAACTATAGTTCGCGGAGCGGTAGCGGAGCGGGGCAGAGCGCAGCGAGGCCCAAGCGAGGGGGCCCGGCCCGGCCTCCCCGTGACTTTGATCCGCGCAGGTGGGCCCCTGAGCCTCGCCCCAGCATGTACCCAACATCGAGTTAGTACCCATCCGGTGTTAGTACTAGTACTCTTTCTATTATACTGTCTATAGACAGTCTACTGATAGAAGTAGAGTACTTTCTAATAGAGAGTTCTCTAAGCATGTGCATCGAGTATGCACGCATACAGACAACGCCTTGAGGGTCAAGGGTTTGTGACCTAGGCTAGGTGGCATGGGACGACGAGGGCCGACGCATCCAAGCGAGAAGCGATTCCTGACGCCAGTGTCAACAGGAGGGGGTGTGGAGCCTGCGACGCCGCATCCTCCGGTGATGAACGGTGGGTGGGGGACCTGGGTGAAGGTAACCCCAGTGGAGAACAAGAACCTACCAACGCAGGAGGCGGTGGACATGGCGCACCGGATGTTCGCGTCATTGTCTTCGGAGAGCCAGAACACGCTCCTGAAGCCAGGGATGAGTACGGCCAAGAAGGTCAAGGCGCTCCGGGAGGTAGCTGCGACGCTGTCGTTGGACCCGATGTTCCTGGCGAGGCTGGCAGAGGCAGCCATCGAGAAGCCGGTGGACGCCGGGCACCTGTTGACGAAGATGCTCCCGAAGGAGGGCGGCGGCGATGTCATCATCAACGCGCCCGTGATTGCGGTTCCCACCCAGTCCCACACCATGGACGAGTGGCGGAAGATGGTTGAACGTGAGGTCGCCAAGCGGAAGGACGACACCCTGGAGGGCGAAGTGCTGAAAACGACTGATCTGACCTGGGATCCCAACGATGCCCCACTCCTGAAAGCCCCTATCCCCCCCAAGGAGGAGCCGTCAGACACCCCGGAGAGCCCTGATGCCCAAGCGGATTGACGCTAAAAGCCTCGAACACGTCCTCCCGACTAACACCGCACCCCCTCATGTCGTCCCCGAGGGGGTCGTTTGGTACCCTCAGCCCCAGCAAAGGCTCGTTCTGGCGTGTCCGTGCGACGAAATCCTCTACGGAGGGGCCGCTGGGAGCGGTAAAACCGACCTCCTGGTGGGCGATTTTGCCTCTCACATGGCGAAATACGGCGGAAATGCCCATGGGCTGCTCGTAAGGCGCGCTTTTCCCCACTTCCAACACATCCTCCGGAGGACTAAGGAGGTTTTTGGCAAGGCTTACGGGATGCACTGCTGGTCGAACAGCGATAAAACGTGGTATTTCCCCAATGGAGCGACGCTAAGGCTCGGATACCTCGACGCGGACGACGATGTGTACCAGTACGACGGCGTGGAGTTCACCTGGATCGGCTTTGATGAGCTAACTCAGTGGGAAACTAGCTTCTGCTACGACTACATGTGGTCCCGCCTCCGCTCCCCGGTGGCTGGCGTCAAGACTCGGCGGGTTGCGACCACCAACCCGGGGCGCGTGGGTCACGCTTGGGTGAAACAGCGGTTCATCAGCGTCGGCCCGCCCATGAAACCCGTCTACGAGAGGCTCAAGGTCAACGGGAAGACCTATGAACGGAGCCGGATCTTCATCCCGGGGCGTGTCACCGACAACTGGTACATGATGCAGGACGGCTCCTATGTCGGGAACCTCCTCCAGCTACCCGAACACCAGCGCCGGATGCTCCTGGAGGGGGACTGGAATGTCGCCGAAGGGGCCTTCTTCACGGAATGGCGCCCTGACATCCATGTCGTGCCCGCCTTCACCCCGCCGGATGACTGGAAACGGTGGGTCGGGGCCGACTTCGGGACCCACGCCCCCTACGCCATCCTGTGGTTCACCCAGTCGCCCCATGGGGACTGCTTTGTTTACCGCGAACTGTACGGGAACAAGGACGACAAGGAGCCATGGATCGGCACGAATGAGACAGCCTATGAAGTCGGGCTCAAGATCGCCGAGATTGAACGTGACACCCATGAGTTCATCCGGGAGCGCTGGCTGGATAGCCACTCGTTCGCCCAGGAAGGCCATGAATACTCCATCGCGCAGGAGTTCCAACGGGCCGGGATCTACTTCCAGCCCGGCATGAAGACCCGGGGCGGCAAGCGGAAGGAAGGACTCATCCAGGCGTACCGTGACGCCCTCAAGGTGGTCAACGGGAAGGCCCGGCTCCGCTACATGGACAACTGCACTCACTGCATCCGAACCATCCCGGCGGTTCAGATCGACAAGAATAACGTCGAGCAGTTCGACACCAAGGGCGAAGACCACTGCGTTGACGCCAGCCTCTACGGCTGGAATAAGGGCAGATTGACGGAAGAAGCCTTGCTAAGGCATGGCCGAGTCAGTAGGTTGAATCGAGCTATCGCCGATGGTGTCGGCGAGTTCGGTGCCCACTAGGAGAACGCCATGATGATCCGGTACGACGACGACGCCATGGGGTATGGGTCGCCCCTTAAAAAGAAGATCATGGGCGGCGGAGGCGGCGGGGTCGCGGCGCAGGGCGGCCCCAACGGGATGAACCCTCCCAGTCTCCCGCCAGAAATTGCCGGTGGCCCCTATGGGCCGCCTCACCTCAACCCGGACCAGCAAGGTCCGGCGACAGACGAGGGCCCCGCGAGGGGTGGCGGCGGCCCCATGCCGATCCCCACGGGTGGCCCCAACTGGCGCAGCCCCATGGGCGGAGGCGAGGAACAGCAGGGCGGTGGCGGAGGCCCCATGCCCCGTGGCCGTGCGGCGCTTCAGGAAAGGCTTGGGCAGAACAACTGGATCCAGCAGCAGCTTGGGAACCGCTACAACATCTTCAACCGCCTCCGGCGCGGGGGCGACATCCGGTCCTACTTCATGAACATGATGCAGGACCCGCAGGGAGGCTGGGCCCAGAACTTCCGCCAGATGAGCCTCCAGCCTGGGCCGCTGCCGCCGACTGGACAGCCCATGGCCCCGGCGGGCGCACCCCCGGCCCAGAACCCGCAGGACTACAACCAGCTTCCCTGGCAGATGCCCTGGCAGCGTAACAACCCTTACTCCAGCTAGGGTGAGTCTTGATCGACCCAACGGTGGATGCCGCCAATGCGGTGACTTGGGGCTCGGACAAGATCCAGAAGCTCGAACAGTCCCGCAACTCCCGGGAGCGCATGTGGAAGCGCTCAACCGAAGCATACCTTGGCGAATTCGGCGACTCCTGGAAGAACCTGAAGAAGATTCGTTCGAAGCGTTTCTTTAACGTCTCGATGCACGCCGTGGAGTCCGTCGCGGCGCAGATGATCGAATCCATCATCCCCCACGACCAGTTCATGGACCTCCTGGGGATCACACCGGACGATGACGCCGGGGCCAAGATGATGCGGTCCCTGATGTTCTGGCAGCTTGAGAAGACGAACTTCAAGCGCAAGGCGGAACTCGCCTTGAAGGACGCCGTGCTGCTGGGGAGTGTGCCCTGGAGCGTCACTCACACCGTCAAGAAGGTCCGCGTCCCAGACCAGGAGATCATCAAGGCGACCCTCAAAGCCTACGAGGCGTCAGCCCAGCAGGCCCAGGAGCAGGGGATGCCTCCCCCGCCGTTCAACCTCAGCCTGGAGAACAAGGACCTCCTGGTGTACGACGGCCCGGAATTCAATTACGCCTCCATCCTCGACTTCTACATGGACCGCAAGGCCGACGACTCTGACTACGCCGTCCGGGTCCTGCGGTTCAAGAAGACCCTGGCGTGGCTGCTCTCGAACAACCTCCTCCCTGATGGACGGGTGAAGTACGAGAACCTCGCGGAGGTCCAGGAAGGACCCGTTGAGAACCGTAGCGTGGATGGCCTGAAGCGCACCTTCGACCAACTCCGTGGGTTCACGGAGCCCATCGAAGATGGCGTTGAACTTCATGAGTTCTGGGGGGACTTCCCCATCCGAGACTCAGAAGGCAACGTCAAAATCTACAAGAATTACAAGATGGTCCTGGCGAACCGGAGGGTTCTCTTGGCCTTCGAACCCAACGGGTTCATGCACGGCATGTGCCCGTGGCAGCTTTTCACCTTCATCGAGGAGCCCGGGGAAGTCTACGGGCGCGGGCTCCTGGAGCCCTACCTCGGCTTCCAAGATGCCATCAATGTCCGGTTCAACCAGTGCATTGACGCGAACACCATGTCCATCGCGCCCCCCATGGGGTATGTGGACGATGGCCTGTTTGACCCCGATGACATGGATGAAGGCCCCGGGACATGGCACCCCTTCGCCTCTACGGCTGGTCCAAGTTCCATCTGGCCGCTCTACCGCCCCAACGACGCCGCACTCGGAATGGGGGACATGGGCTTCCTTCTCACGCAGTTCAATGACCTCTCGGGAGCCAACAAGGCTTTCACTAACGCAGACAACAAGAAGTCTGCCACCGAGGTCAATGTCCTGTCTCAGACCGCTAGCGCCCTGACAAACCGGCGGGTCAAGCACTGTGAGGAGCAGTTCCTGTTCCCCGCCATGCGGATGTGGATCGCTGTGAATCAGCAGTTCATGGACACCCCGATGTGGGTCCGCATCACTGCGAATCAGGCCACAGGGATGCCGTCGGACATCATGACGAAGCTGGAGATTGAGCAGGGGAGCGATACGGTCAGGATGATCGTGAAGCCGGAAGACATCGCGGGTGCGTACGATCTGCGTATCGTGGGCTCAAGCCAGGTGTCACAGAACCAACAGCAGTACAGCCAGCAGCTTCAGCTTTCCCAGATCATGCTGAGCGACCCTGAAATTCGTCAGGAATTCAAACTCAGGCCCTGGCTTGAACGGCTCTTGGAGAACGGTGGCTTCCGTGACGCCGGTCAGTACCTGAAGACCGCCATGGAGAAGTACATTGAGCAGCAACAGCAATTCTATCAACAGCTTGCGCTGGCCCAGGCTGGAGGTCAAGCGGGTATGGCAGGAGCGCCCGGGCAAGGAGGCCCTCCGCCGTCTGGCGGCGAACCCGGACCTGGAGGTCCTCCTAGCATGGCTGGAGTTTCGGAAGCAGGGGACTTACCAGTGGGTGGACCCGACCCATCCCAACTTTCAGGTCCTACGGGTAATGCAGGATTCTGAGCGGAAATTAATCAGCGACCTTGCCACGCTTCTAAGCGAAGACTACACTCGCGTTGTAACGCATCCCGGAGCGGATCCGGGGGAGGAATAGGCCATGAGCGGCGAACCCCTTGAAAACGGCTTTGTTGACGAAACTCAATCCCCCGAGGGGGGTGAGCAGACCGAGAACGCGGAGCAGCAGCAGCGCTCCTTCAAGCGTTCACCCTTCGTGCCCATCGAACGGTTCGAAGAGGTCAATGGTCAGCTTGCGGAGCTTCGTGAACTCCTACGCCAGAAGACAATCGTTGAACTCCAGATGGCCGAGCAGCGAGCCAGGGATGAAGCCGAGCGTCGTGAGCGTGAAGAGGCTGAGTCCGATGACCCCACAATGGTCAAGCATGTCGGACCCTACCTTAAGCGCGAACTCGACAAGCGGCTTGGTCCCCTCGTCGGGGTGCTTACGAACGTCCAGCGCAATCAGGTCGAACAGGCCAAGCTGGACTACGTTGCCACCCGGCTCCCCGATCTGGACGACCTCAAGGAAGACATGGCCGCGATGCTCCGATCCATGCCCCCGCAGGAACGGGAGGCGCACTTCGAAGACCCGGCCCGAATGGTCAGCCTTGGTACCCAGGTCCGAATCGTCCGGCAGCACTTCGGTAAGTCTGCGGGCGGCAACATGACGCCTAACGAACGAAGGGTCATGCGGTCACTTGGAACAACGGAAACCTCTGGTGCGGACAGCCGTCCTCAGCTTGGCTCTGACTTCGCCAACGTGGACGCGAACAAGCTCTCTGATGCTGAATGGCAGAAGGCCAGGAAGCAACTCGGCTGGGCTTAACCGTCCGCTGCGAGGCGGGCTAGGCAAGACCTAACCCCCCCAACGCAACGGAGAATACCGTGACCCTTACGCTTGCTGCGGTCACTGCGCTCAACCCTAGTTTCATCGAGCGTGAGTGCCTGGAACGGGCGAAGCCGAACCTCGTCCACACGATGTTCGGTAAGTCCATCAAGCTCCCCACCCGCAACTCCACGCAGTGGAAGGTTGCCCGGTGGGAACGTATCAGCCCGACCAACGGCTCGACCGCTGGCGCCATCAAGTCGATCATCGAGGGCACCGTCCCCACCGAGACGACTCCCACCCGCTCGACCGTCACCATCAACACCGCTCAGTACGGCAACCTGTTTGTCGTCAGCGACATGGTGGCGAAGACTTCTCTGGAAGATGTCACCAAGGAACTGATCGAGGTCAATGCCGAGAACCTCGCCCAGTCTCAGGACGCGATCTACCGCGATGGCCTGACGGGTGGCACGACTGTCTTCCGGCTCACCGATGACTACGGCGGCGTCTCTGGCGCGGCCCGTGTGAACGTCATCGGACGCATGAACGCCTCGGCCCTCGACAAGATGGCGACTCGCCTGAAGCGCCAGCTTGCCATGCCCATCACCAAGCAGATCACTGCGGGTGGCAAGGTCAGCACCCAGGGCGTGATGGAAGGCTATGTCATGATCGTCCACCCGGACGTTGAGCATGACATCCGCGACATCCCCGGCTTCATCCCTGTCACCGAGTACGCCTCCAGTGGCGGGCTCTACAAGGGCGAGTTCGGCGCCTACCGCGACTTCCGCTTCGTGCGGTCCACCCACGCCCGTTACTTCCTCGCTGAGGGCGCTGCGGTCGCGGGTACCCGTGGTAACACCAACTCCGACGTCTACGCCTGTCTTGTGTTCGGCCAGGACGCCTACGCTACCATCGAGCTTCAGGATTCGGTGGACGTTTCCTACCTGCCCTACACCCAGAAGGACCACAACAACCCGCTGGGCCAGTGGGCTCAGATCGGCTGGAAGGGCAACTGGGGCTCGGGAATCCTCAACGAAGAGTGGATGGGGCGCATCGAATGCGCTGCCTCCGCTGAGTAACCCCAAGGAGACAAGCACATGGCTTCCACTGTCACTCGCCTTCAGGCCAAGGCTGGTTCCAACGGTTGTGAGATTTACCAGCTTACTTCCGACGGCACTGGCGTCGCCACCGACATCGCCATTGGGTTCAAGCCCTCCCGTGTCGAGATCATCGGTCTCACGGGCACCAGCCAGCCGCAGACCCACAGCTACATCTGGGACTCGGCCAACTCGCTGTACAAGGGCGTCAAGCGCATCACCGCTGGCGATGCCACCGCTTCGACCGCCCTCACCTGGGCTTCGACCGCTGGCGGCACGCTCACGCTGTCCACGGACATCGTGACCAACACGGCGGTTCTCTACATCTACCTCCACCAGTAGTACCACTCCCCGGGCCCTCCTCACGGGGGGCCTGGGGTTACCTCTGCCTTGCAGAGAAGGAGCCAACCATGTCTACCTCTGAATCCCCCAAGCGACGTCCCGGACGTCCGAAGAAGGTCACCCCGGCAGCGCCACCCATGGAGTTCGACGTTGCTGCCCTCACCGAAGAGATCCGTGCCAGGGCCCGGGAAGAACTCCTGGAAGACCTCAAGAAGCAGGCTCTCGCCGAGGCCCACGAAGAAGTGGGCAAGGAAATGGACAAGCTGCGAAACGCCATCCATGCCCAGGACAAGGCGGACTGGGATGGGTCTAAATATCAGCAGGTGGTTCAGGACGGGGCTACCAGCCCAGTCAACAAGACGAGCTACAACGGCTTCTGCGGGAAGTGCGTCGAAATCAAGATCAGCGCTCAGGGCGACTCCCTGGGGGGCTGGGTGCCCCTTGGGCTTGGGACGCTTCCCGTCATCTACGTTCGGCGCGGGTGCCGCGTGATCGTCCCCGTCGAGGCGTACTCCGTCCTCCTGGACACCACGGGCCCGAGGCGAAAGGCGATCCCCCACCGGGACAACTCCTGGGAGTGGTTCGAAGAGTGGGAGTCCCGCTACGAGTGGACTGTCTTCAGAGAAGACGTTCCCTGGGAGCAGTACAAGGCTCAGATGGAGCTTGAGAAGTACAAGCGAATTCCCAATGAACTCGGACGGAATGACGCCGCTGGGATCCCGGCAGAGCGCGACCCGTCCCGCGAGGTGTCGCTTACGGGTGCCAGCGTTCGGCCCGGCAAGGCGGTTCCGACGGGGGCCTAATGCAGCGGTGGCAGCATGAGATCCGTGACGACAAGGGCAATCTCTACGCGAGCGCCCAGGTAACAGTCTACGAGGCTGGCACGGATACCCTCGCTGCCATCTATGAAGCCAGCGGCTCAATCCTGGCCCCTGCTGGCAAGTCCAACCCCTTCACTACGAGCGGGAACGGCCTCGTAGCGTTTGCCGCTGCGGAAGGGACCTACGACATCGTCATCGATGGCCCGAGCGGGGTCCAGGTGTTCTGGAACCAGACGCTGCCCTACGCTGGCGCGACCGGACCCGCTGGACCCGCTGGACCCGCCGGGCCTACTGGTGCAACTGGAGCAACTGGCGCTACGGGCGCGACGGGTGCAACGGGTGCAACCGGCCCTGCTGGACCTACCGGCGCTACCGGCCCCGCTGGGGCTGATGGGGCTGATGGTGAACTCCTTACGCCAACAGCGGTAAAAACCACCAACTACACGGCTGTAGCCGGGGACCTTGTTCTCTGTGATACGGCCCTTGGCGGGTTCACCGTCACGCTTCCGCTCACACCTGCCGACAATGACCGGGTAGCGATTGTTGATGTCGTGGGTGTTTTTTCGACAGACACAGTAACGGTTGATCCAAATGGCGCCGAGATCAATGAAGACCCTACCAGCTATGTCGCCAATGACGACTTCGGGTTCTATGTGTTCCGCTGGCTTGCCTCTACCGCCAGTTGGTGCGTAGAGCGTGAGCCCGGGGGCGCTGCTGTCGCCGCAGGCCTGACCTCGACCAGCCTGAAGTCCGCGAACTACAATGCTGTCGCCAGCGATTTCGTCGTATGCGACACCACGCTGGGCGGGTTCACGGTCACGCTGCCTCTTGCGCCCAACACCGATGACCGCATCGGCATCCACGACTACACAGGGACCTTCGCAACGAACAACCTGACGGTTGGCAGGAACGGTGAACTCATCATGGGGTTGGCCGAGAACCTCGTTCTCGACCTCGAATATGCCACCGTGATCTTGCGCCACACGGGGGCTGGGTGGGTCATCGAGGACACCCCGGTCTACGGTGATAGCGATCTGGCCCGGCAGAGCGGGAACAACACCTTCTCGGGCACGAACAAGTTCACCGATACCTTTACGGTCCCCAAGACCTCTGGCAAGGGGATCAAGGTGGACACGGCTTCGCCTACGTTCGGCTGGGCTGACATCATCGGCGCGGTGATCCCCAAGACGTCCGGAGCGGGGACTCCGACATACAGGACGATCAACGGGAACATCAGTGGCTGGTCCTTCGTCGCTAACGACATCATCGACTTCGTCTTCCATGTCCCCCACGACTACGTCCCCGGGACGGACATTTATCTGCATATCCATTGGCAGCACAACGGGACCGCTATCAGCGGGAATGTGGTCTTCACCCACTACTCGACCTATGCGAAGGG